GCGATTTAAATAATAATTCATCTTTAGCAGTCATAGGTCGTACAAGTACTTCATTTAAACTTGATAGCGTAGGTTTATTTGTATAAAAATGACCTTGGCTTGGTAACACAACATAAACACCCGGAGGTCTATGATACTGCATTAACGGATTAGTAGAAGTAGTTTCTAATACCGTATGCCGTACATTATGTTCTTTAGTCTCTGTGGGTTGTACTGGTTCTTCTTTTTTAACTATGGTGGTGTTTGTAGTTGAAAAATTATCTAATGCTTGTGTTGCTATTTTTATAACAGGTTCTGCATCTTTAGTGTCTTTGTATTTTTCTATAAATTGTTCTACTTGTTCTTTTGATTCCTTAATGTCATAAAATTCATTTAGTATAACATTTGCATCTTCTGGCATTTTCCTCCTTAATAAATATATATACTATATTTATAGGTAAATTTTATGGCCCAGATTCAAATTCCAGGAGTAGGAAGTGTAGAAATTCCTGAGTTTGCTACAGAATATACATTAAATCAACTTTTGGCTGCTATTTCTAGTCAAGAAGCTAACCAAATCGGAAAGCTCGGCGATATTGCCCAAGGTTTAACCACAGAAGCATCAATTTTACGAAGCGGTCTTTCTGAAATGCAAGATACAGCCTCGAATACTGGTGCAAGTAGGCGAAGTCAAGACAGAGCAAATAAAAATAGTCTGTTGACTTTGCAACAAATGAAAAAACAGCACAAAGATTTAGTAAAAGAGGCATCAAAACAAGGTGCGGGTTTCCCTAAACATACAGCACAAATTTTAAGAACTGCCGCTTCTATGGTAGGAGGCAAAGGCATTGGTGATGCATTAAGCATGATGCCAGGTGGATTAGGCCAAGGTATAGCATTAGCAACAAAAGTTGTAGGCGAATTTGCTGATTCTCAACGTAGATTAACCGATGTGGGATTTGGATTAGGTACATCTATTCTTCTCACAACTGAGGCGGTTGCTAATTTTAATGTACCATTAAGTGAAATAGAAAGAATTGCCGGAACACATGCAGTAACATTAGATTGGTTAAATGAGGTTTCATATGAATCAGTACACCAAATGGAAAAATGGACTAAACAAGGAGTTAAGCCAGGTATTTTAGCCTTTGCCCAATTATCCCATAGTGTTCGAACAAGTATGAAAGAATTTGGTAATTTTGGATTTACTGTAACGGAAGTTGATTCATATCTAGCTGAATATTTAGAATCCGATAGAAAACGAGGAATAACAGCAGATGTTTCAACATCAAATCTAACAAAAAATTTCAAAGCATTAGCAGGGGAAGTATCTGCTTATGCCGCAGACACAGGTAGAAATCGTAAAGATTTAATGAAAGCCCAATTAGAAAATATGAATAGAACCGATGCATCGACATATTCTATGATGCTTAGAATGAAAGGTGAAGATGAGGCTGCAGAAACATTTGAAAGTAATTTACAATTAATTACAAATGAAATGAAATCTCGATATGGTGATAATGCAGATGCAATGATCGATGCTTGGATTGTAGCACAGTCCCAAGGTAGAGGATTAGAAGCAACCGAACAAGGTGCAGAGTTTATGGCTATGTTAGGACCGGCCGGTGCTGTTTTTGATCAAATGGCAAGATCAGGCGAAGCAATAGATCCTGCAACGTTTAAATTGTTTGATGATAAATTAAAAGAATCTGTACAGGCATATGATACTCAAAACTATGCATTATTAGCAAAACAAAAAGAATCATTAAATATGGCCGCTAATATGATTATGTATGGAAGAGATACTTCAGAAGCAACTCGGAAGTTATGGTCTGACGATATAAAGCAAAAGACAGCCGTCCATAAATCAGGGGCAACAATATTAAAAGCCAATGAAGCAATGGTCGAAATAACAACTAATCTTCAAAAGGGATTAGTGGGTGTAACAGCGGCATTGGTAGGACCAGAAGGTGCTCTTTCAGGAGAATTACAAAAAGCAATTAAATCAGTAGAGCAATTTTCGGATGCTATAGGAACATTTGCTAGAGGCGGTGAAGGCTCAGCACAGAAGGCTACCCAACAAATTTGGGATATGTTTACAGATAATCCTATGCAGTTTTTGTTAGCGACAATTGCTGGGTCAATGGGCGGAATAACTGGAATGATAGCGGCGATTGCTGGCGTCTTTGGTCTTTCTGGAATGTCGACCTCTGGAGTAACGGGGATGGCTAAGACCGCCGCCGCGAATAATATTAAGCAGGCGGGGTGGAGTGCGGTTCCGGGCGTGGGCATTCAAGTTGGTTCAGAAACGTATGGTGAGAATACAAAGTTTAAACACCAAGGTACAGAATACAAAGTTGTAAATGGAAGGCCTGAGGTTACTAAAGCAGGAATAAAGTCAATTTTACCCGGAGCAGGTAGTAAAGCATATAAGGGGATAAAAGGATCCACAGCAGGAGGTTTGTTCTCAATGGGAATGTCTGCAATTTCGGGATATCAAGATTGGTCTGCAGAACAAGATCGCTATAGTCAATTAGGTGGTGATACAGGGGCAACACAGAAACAGAAAGACGAACATAAAAAAATATTAGAGCAAATTGTTAAAAATACTTTAGCAAAAGGTGGTGGAGGTGTTTTGGGTGGTATGGCTATGGGCTCCGCAATGGGAATGATGTCATCGAATCCTCTTTTAATGTTGCTTGCAACAAGTGCTGGTGCATATGTAGGATATGAATATGGCGACGAAGCAACTACACCCGATTCACCGGAATTTGCCGCTTTTACATCTAAATTACAAGACCAAGCTAATTCATCAAAAACATTATCTTCAGATGAAATAAAAACTAGATATGTAGCCCAAGCAAAACAAAAACAAGCAGAAACTGATCCTTCTTATATTATGTTAAAAAAAATAAAAGACGGGCAAGATACGGCACAAGCCACATTAGATATAATAGCAGGAGCATCATCTTCGTCAGCCATAACACAAAAAAACGAAGCCACTAAAAATCAAGGTTTACCAGGTGGACCACCTAAGTAATCACTCTGGCTGGTTGACAAAAAGATAACAATAGCGTATAATATAATAAATATTGATATAGGATAATATATGAGTTGGAAAAAACATTTTACAGTATACCAATTTGGTAATACTAAAAGAGTAGGACAATCGCATACAAGTGCAACTAAATTTGGTTCTTGGTTACCTGAAGTTTATACAGGACAACCTAATAGAATTGAACGTTATGTTCAATATGACCAAATGGATATAGATTCTGAAGTTAATGCCGCATTAGATACAATTGCAGAATTTTCTACACAATTTGCCTCCAAAACAAATATTCCATTTGAAGTAGAATGGAAAGAAGACTCTACAGAAACAGAAGTTGCATTATTAGAAAAAGCATTAGAACAATGGAATAATTTAAATGATTGGGATAAACGTATTTTTAGAATATTTAGAAACACATGCAAATACGGAGATTCATTTTTTATTCGTGATCCAGAAACATACGAATGGAATTGGGTCAATCCTATGGATGTTACAAAAGTTATTATTAATGAAGCAAAAGGTAAAGAACCTGAACAATATATTGTTCGTAATTTAGCATTAAATTTACAAGAAAAAACAGCATCAAATATTATTCCCCATAGCGATCAATTTGCATCAGTTACTGCTATGCAACGAGGTGGTATTATAGATAGAGGTGCATATGGTACAATGAGCGGTCATAGTCAAAGTGGCTATGGTGGTGGAGAACAAGAAGAATATGGAGTTGATGCAAATCATATGGTACATATAGGAATGACAGAAGGCATGGATATCAATTGGCCTTTTGGACAGAGCATTCTAGATCCGGTTTTTAAAACGTACAAACAAAAAGAATTATTAGAAGATTCTATCATAATTTATAGAGTACAGCGAGCACCAGAACGTAGAGTATTTTATATAGATGTAGGAAACATGCCATCACACAAAGCAATGGGTTTTGTAGAACGTGTGAAAAATGAAATACACCAACGTAGAATACCTAATAAGACTGGAGGCGGAACTACGATTATGGATGCTAGTTATAATCCTCTTTCTATAATGGAAGATTATTTTTTTGCACAAACAGCAGAAGGAAGAGGGTCTAAAGTTGAGGTGTTACCAGGAGGCGAGAACTTAGGACAGATAGATGATTTAAGGTATTTTACAAATAAAATTTTAAGAGCTCTCAGAGTGCCTAGCTCATACCTTCCTACAGGTCCTGATGATGGAACTGCTAGTTTTGTTGATGGTAGAGTAGGAACAGCATTTATTCAAGAATTTCGATTTACAAAATATTGCCAACGTATTCAATCATTATTAGGACCGACATTTGATAAAGAATTTAAACTCTTTTTAAAATGGAAAGGAATTAATATTGATTCTGGTTCGTTCGAATTACAATTTACTGAGCCACAGAGCTTCAGCCAATATAGAGAAGTAGAAGTAGATCAAGCAAGAGCGTCTGTATTCAGCGGAATTGCTGAGGCACCATTTATGTCTAAGCGTTTTGCAATGAAAAAATATTTAGGACTATCCGAAGACGAAATGGTTGAAAATGAGCAAATGTGGAGACAAGAAAATAATAAACAAGACACACAATTAGATCAAGAAGGTGATATGGGTGGGTTGGGTGCAGTTGGTGTTAAACCGATGGATCCAGCTATGATGCAACCCATGGAACCCGAACCTTTACCGGGTGAAGAACTGCCGGCCGATGGAGGCCCAGGTGGAATGCCTGCTCCAGAAGGAACAGAATCTCCAATTACCGGAAACGAACAACCCGGCGCTCCAGGAACAATATAATGAAAAATTATGTAGATATGATGAAAGAATTTAGACAATTATCCGAAGCACCTAATTCAGATAATGTAGGTACTCAATACGAAGTAATTGATGATCAATCTAAATACGAATATGACGACAGTAGACGTCCAAGATTAACACTCACCCATTTGAATAAATTGAAAAAAATGCGTAAATTAAAAAAGTTAGATCTTGATAAAAGATACAAATTTTTTAAAGAAATTTACGGAATCCCACCAGCACCACCGCCAACTATGTAATTTTTTCTTCAAGAATGGCGATTTTTAGACCGTTTTCTTGCATATTTCTCTCTCAAATTGTAAATAATACTAGTTTCAAAAACGCTTTCTTTAGGAGTAATTATATGACCACGAGAGAAAAACTTGAAAAAGTCCTCGAATTTATCATAAACGAGGAAAACGAGAAGGCCAGCGACCTCCTTCATGATGTATTTGTGGAAAAGGCTCGAGGCATTTACGAAGAAATTGCAACCGAAGATGATGAGATCGAGGAAGCAACAGAAGAAGAAGTCGAGGAAGCAAAATCCGACGACGACGAAGACAAAGAAAAAGTAGAAGAAGCAGACATTCAAGATCAATTTGCAGACGAAGTCGAAACTGACAGCGAAATGATTGATCAAGAAGAAGTAGCCGAAGAAGATCCACTGGCCGACGAAATGCCAATGGATGATGAAATGGGCGATGAAATGGGTGAAGATCCAGTTGAAGATGCTTTCATGAATGTAGAAGATGCTTTAGACGAACTTAAAGCCGAATTTGCTCAATTAATGGGTGATGAAGAACCTGTGGATGATGAAATGGGGGACGCACCAGTTGATGATATGAGTGACATGGTTGATGCAGAAGAAGAAGATGCATTAATGATGGGCGGCAACAAAGAACAACCAGTAGACGAAGAACTTGATTATGAGCAAGTAGGTGAAGGTGCAGTAAATGTTCCAGAACCTAGCATGAGCGAAACAGGTTTTGCAGCCGCTGGTGGATCAACAGGAGCTGTAGGTAGTAAATCCCCTGTAGCAAGTAAAAATGATATGGGCGGAACTGCTGTTAAAGTAAATGACGGTTCTGACGGTGATCACGGTGATAATTCTGTAAAAGAAGATAACGCAGGTAATGTAAATGTACCTGGTGGAAAAGCCGGTAAGTCACAATCAAACGTATCAGATCCAAAAAACAGTGAAGAAGCAAGTAACAAAAAATCGCCAATAGATGGTTCTGTAGGCGGAGCATAATATAAATGGGAATATTAGTTGAACAGTTAACCTTTGATCAGGCTAATATACAGGTTGAATCTGTTGTTGGAGATTCCGGCGATAAAAATCTCTTCATGCGAGGAGTTTTTATTCAAGGTGATGTAAAAAATCAAAATTCAAGGATATATCCCATTAATGAAATTAATAAAGCGGTAAAAACGCTAAGAGAAAAAATTAGCTCAGGGTATTCGGTATTAGGAGAAGCCGACCATCCAGAAGATCTAACTGTTAATTTAGATCGTGTTTCTCATGTAATCCAAGAGATGGATATGCATGGTGCAGATGGAGTCGGAAAACTTAAAATTTTACCAACACCTATGGGTAACCTAGTTAAAACACTATTAGAGAGTGGTGTTAAACTAGGTGTTAGTTCAAGGGGATCAGGAAACGTCAGTGAGGGTGGAAAGGTCTCCGATTTTGAAATTGTAACAGTTGATATTGTTGCACAACCGAGCGCACCGAACGCTTATCCGGATCCAATATATGAAAGACTGGAACATTATAAAAATGGTGGATCATTGTTGGAATTGGCTGAGGCTGTTCGGTATGATGTTAAAGCGCAAAAACACCTTACTAAAGGGATTGTCGGTTTTATCGACAGTCTTAAAATTTAGGAGAATTAATTATGGCAGACGCTTTTGAAGAGCTATTAGGTGGCGATGTCCTGTCGGAAGATGTTAAAACTTCATTAACAGAGGCTTGGGAAGTAAAACTTTCCGAGGCTCGTGAGCAGATTACTAATGAAATCCGTGAAGAATTTGCAGGTCGTTACACAAACGATAAAGAGCAAATTGTTGAAGCAATGGATAACATGTTAACTGATGCTATTAAGCAAGAGGTTGAGGAATTTGCACATGATAAAGGTGCATTAATTGAGGCACGAGTTCAATACAAACAGAGAATGCGCGAACATGCAGAAGTATTGGATACGTTCTTAATGAATGCTCTGAAGAAGGAAATAACCGAACTCCGTGAGGATCGGAACACCCAAGGCACAAACTTTAAAAAACTAGAAGGTTTTGTCTTGAAACAGTTAACAAAAGAGTTGAATGAATTCCATTCAGATAAGCAATCTGTTGTAGAACAGAAGGTTAAACTGGTTAAGGAAGGAAAACAACTTTTACGTGATACAAAAGCTAATTTTGTTAGAAAAGCAGCCGAGAAAGTAGAACACATTGTTGAAAGTACACTCAGAGGGGAAATTGGTTCTTTGAAAGAAGATATCAAATCGGCCCGTGAGAATGCTTTTGGAAGAAAAATGTTTGAAGCTTTTGCGGCAGAGTTTATGACAAGTCACTTAGCTGAAGGGACAGAAGTTAAAAAACTGTCCAGTAAAATTAAAGATCTGGAAGGAACACTTGAAGAGGCGCAAGTACAAATTTCGTCAAAACAAGTTGAAATTTCAGAAGCACAAAAACTAACTCGTATAGCAGAAGATATTGCAAAACGAGATAAAGTGTTATCAGAATTGTTGACACCTCTTTCTAGAGATAAGAAAGAGATTATGGAAGATCTGTTATCAACAGTACAGACAGAAAATCTTAAAAAACAATACGAGAAGTATTTACCAACAGTTCTTAATGAAAATGTTAAAAAAGAAGCAAAAAGTACAGCTTCCAAAAAAACATTAAAAGAAAATGTACAGCCAAAAGCTAGAGCACAGAAAACTGTGATAACAGGTAATAAACCAATCCATGTATCGCCGGTAACGACCGATGCACAGGCTGAGATTATTAACCTACAAAAACTAGCAGGATTATAATTTTTAAGGAGAATTAATTATGGCAGACGCACTATTTGAGTCAAACTGGCAACCGACTAAGGACGCTCTGTGTGAAGGACTTGAAGGCAACAAAAGAGTTGTAATGGAAACCACATTAGAAAATACACGTCAAGCACTGATGGAAACAGCTGGTGCAGGCGCAACTAATGCAGGTAACGTTGCTACTTTAAACAAAGTTATCCTTCCTGTTATCAGAAGGGTAATGCCTACTGTTATCGCAAACGAGCTAATTGGTGTACAACCAATGACTGGTCCAGTAGGACAAATTCACACTTTGCGTGTAAGATACGCAGATACGGATAATGGAGCAACCGCGGGTGAAGAAGCACTGAGCCCATTTAAGATTGCTACATCTTATTCCGGTGCACCAGGTTCAAGTGCCGCTCCAGGCGCCACAGGCGTTTTGGAAGGTATTCCTGGTAATAAAATGTCAATCCAAATCTTGAAGCAAACAGTTGAAGCGAAAACTCGCAGACTGTCCGCTCGTTGGACCTTTGAAGCATCTCAGGATGCCCAAAGCCAGCATGGTATTGATGTTGAGGCCGAAGTAATGGCCGCTCTTGCACAAGAGATTACAACTGAAATTGATCAAGAAATTATCAGTTCATTAACAAGTTTATCAGGAACAGCAGTTG